TTGCAGTAGTTGGTGCAAAGATTGGCCAAACCGTGAATGTACGCCGTCCTGGACGGTTCGTAGGTGCCGTAGGCCCACAATTGGTAGTTGAAGATTTGAACGAAACTTCTGTACCAGTTACATTGTCAACCCAGTTTCAAGTTTCAACCCAGTTCACAACACAAGATTTAGCATTAAGCCTTGATATGTTTAGTGACCGTGTATTGAAACCAGCTATTGCTACTATTGCCAACAAAATGGACCGTGATGGTTTGTTGATGGCTAAAAACAATACTGCAAACATCGTTGGTACTGCTGGTACTGCACCAACTGGTTTGATCACTTACCTGACTGCCGCCGCTTATTTGGATTCTGAAGGCGCACCACGTGATGGCCGCCGTTCTGTAATCGTTGAGCCATTCACATCTGCAACTATTGTTGATAGCTTGAAAGGTTTGTTTGTTCCAACATCACAGATTTCTAGCCAATATACAAAAGGCTTGATGGGCCGTGATTCCGGTGGTATGAACTGGCGCATGGATCAGAACGTGGTAAGCCAAACTTTTGGTAGTTATTCAAGCGCAACATTGTCATGCAACGTGACAACTGCTACTGGTTTCTTATCAACTGGCTGGGCTTATTCAAGCAACATTACTATTGGTGCTACTTCTGCGGCCGCTACATTGAACCAAGGCGATACATTCACAATCGCTGGCGTTTATGCAGTTAACCCACAAAACCGTCAGACTTATGGCAACAAACTGCGTTCATTCGTAGTTGCTTCCACAACTGCTATTGGTTCCGGTGGTACTGCTACTGTTACTGTTATCCCAGCGGTTATTACTGGTGGTCAGTTCCAAAACGTTAGCGTTACTTCAACTGGTTCACAAACTGTTACACCATTTAACAATACCGGTTTTGTTTCTGCACAAAACATTTTGATGCACAAAAATGCGTTCACATTGGCTTGTGCCGATTTGGAATTGCCTGAAGGTGTTCATTTTGCTGGCCGTGCAAGCGATAAAGAAATTGGTTTGTCAATTCGTGTAGTTCGTCAATACACCATCAACAACGATAGTATTCCTACTCGTTTAGATGTTCTGTATGGCTGGGCACCTTTGTACCCTGAACTTGCTTGCCGTATTGCATCGTAATTAATCGTAGGGGGTAAAACCCCTACTTTTTAAACTAAATTTAAGGAAATAATCATGGCAAATCCAGGCCCAGCAGTAACGATTTCAAACCATCCCATCCAATTAGGAACCAACCAAGCTATTCGTTTGTTGGCTTCTTACCAGGGTGTTAACGTAAACGCAACTGGCGATACCGTTCTTCCAATTTTGGATACCGGTTCTTATTCAGTTTCTAACGTTATTTTCACTAACGCATCAACAAGCTTGACTACTGCATTAGCTGGTGTATTTACTGCACCATCCGCTGGTGGTACAGGCATTGTTGCTAATGCCGCATTATCAGCATTGACCGGTGCAACTGTAGTAAGCCAACGTACTGTTGCTTCTACTGCATCATTAAGCGGTCCAAACCTTTACGTAAACGTTGGTACTGCACAAGGTGCGGCCGCCACTATGGACGTTTTCGTTTATGGTTACGATCTAACATTCCTACCTTAATAGGGAATAGGAAATAGTGAAGAAAGCCACCCCCATGAAGGGTGGTTTTTTTCCTTTTTAAGCTTATAATTAATCATCCTCATTTAAGGAAATTATCATGTCATCTACTACCGTTACACGTGGCAATTCCCACGAAACGTTTTATATCCAGCCTACATTAGCCCCAGTTTCAGTTGCCGCTAATACAACCGCTACACAAACCTTTACCGTTCCTGGCTTGCTAACAACTGATATTGTTAATGTTATTGGTTTACAAGGTTCACAAATTGCCGGTATTGTTACTGCTGAAGCTGATTGTTTAGCTAATAACGTATTGACTATTCAATTTGGTAATTTAACTGGTTCAGGCGTAATTCCTTCTACTGGCGTTTACACAATTGAAGTTATTCGTCTTGAAGGCCCAGCCCCAGTTACGGCGGTGTAATCATGGCCATTACTAACGTATTACGTCCTATTGGCCCTACAACTGCCGTAACAGTTTCGGGAACTTCATCTACTGCGGTCACTATTAGTGCTTCAGGCAACAACCAAATGGACTATTGTGCGTTTTTAAATACTGCTTCTACACCGGTGGCGATTACTATTGCCCCGGTAGTAAACGGTGTAGGTACTGCTGGAGTATCGGCTTTACCTTCCGGAAGCACAAATAACACAATAGTTTTAGGTGTTTCTATGCAAATGCCAATGGTTATTGCGGTGCCGCAAACATTTTCTGTTACCGCAATTGGAACGTCAGGTAGCTTATATATAACGCCAGTTGGCGATCAATCGTAAGGATTTAAAATGTCATCAACCAATCAAGTTGCAAATACTTTAACTGCACAAATTGTTCCCGTACAAGCTTCATTTAATGCGGCTGGAGTATGTACCGGCTTGATTGGCCAAGGTGCAGTATTTTCCCCGCCATTAAGCGGCAATACAGAAAATCCTTCTACTTTATCTTTAGGTGGAAATTTAGTAATGTCATCAACTGCGCCTACTATTGCTTCAGGATTCGGTACTTCACCAACTATTACTGGTGTAAATACTGCGGCATTTAAAGTAGTAATTGGTACAGGCGGTGCGGCTGGTGGAACAATTACTTTACCAGCGGCGGCTAATGGATGGGTAGTTCAAGCTTTTGACGTAACTGCTGGCACAACATTATTTTTGCAACAAACAGGAAGTACAACAACTTCTTTTACCGTAACAAGTTTTAGCATTACTACTGGTTTAGCCGCAAATATGACGGCCGGTGATGTAATCTTGTTTATGGCAATGGCTTATTAATTAAGGGTTACAAATGACCAACCCATCTAATTCTGCGGTACAGAATTTATTACCAGTTCAAGCCTACTTTAATTTAGATGGGTCTTTTAATACATTTATTGGTCAAGGTGTACCGTTTTATGCAACTGCTAATCCAGTTCAATCAGGGTTAACCATTACAAATAGTACGTTAAATAGTTCACCTATTGGTTCAACAAGCCCTTCAACGGGTGTTTTTACTAATATTTCAACTACTACCGGCACAGTTTCAACTACTCCTACCGGAACATTAGATTTAGCAAATAAAGGCTATGTTGATGCAGTAGCCCAAGGATTAAGCTTTAAACAACCAGCCATTGTTAGAACAATTGGCAATATTACTTTGTCAGGATTGCAAACTATTGATGGCGTAACTGTTGCCGCTGGTGATCGTGTGTTAGTAATTGCACAAACAAGCACCCCTACAAACGGTATTTATCTTGCATCCGCTGGCGCATGGTCACGTGCCCCTGATGCAGATACATATGCTGAATATTTAGCCGCTTATTTGTTTGTTTTACAAGGAACATTGTGGGCCGGTTCTGCTTGGGTATGTACCAATCAACCTGGCGGTACATTAGGTGTAACGCCAATTACCTTTATCCAGTTTTCAAACAATGCTATTTATACCGCTGGAACTGGTTTAACTCTTACAGGATTTACATTTAGCATTACTAATACAGGCGTTTCTGCGGCAACTTATGGTTCTGCTACAACTTCTGCCGTTTTAGCAATAAATGCACAAGGTCAAGTTACTTCTGCATCAAATTCAACAATTACACCAGCCGTAGGATCAATTACTGGTCTTGGAACTGGTGTAGCTACATGGTTAGCAACCCCAACTTCTGCCAATTTAGCGGCCGCAGTTACAGATGAAACCGGTACTGGCGCATTAGTATTTGCCAATGGTCCAACACTTATTGCCCCAGCCCTTGGAACTCCAGCAAGTGGCGTAGTAACCAATTTAACTGGTACTGCAAGTATCAATATCAACGGTTCAGTAGGTGCTACTACCCCTAATACTGGTGCATTTACTACTATATCTACCAGTTCTACTACCAATACAACGCCAGTTTTAAGCTTTAATGCAAGCAATTCAGCATATGCCGCTGGTGCAACAATAGCAAATAGTTATTTACAATTTTTGATGCAAAATAAATCCGGTACTGCCGGTGCTTCTACAAATTATGTAATTTCTAATGATTTAGGTACAGATAGCACTTATTACGGTGAATTTGGTATGAATTCATCGGCGTTTAGCGCATCTACACCGGCTGATTTCTTTAGTATCAATAATGGCATTTATTTTTCAGGTCATGATGGTGATTTAAGCTTTGGTTCAGGCAATGGTTTTAAAACTTATTTTGCCTGGGGTTCTGTTGGTCAATCTGCCCACGTTATTAATGCTTCAGGTGCAATAGGTTTAAATACAAATTTGGGCACAACACCGGCAAATAGCGGTACAAGCGGATTTGGAACTTCCGGTCAAGTATTAACAAGTCAAGGTTCATCGGCCGCCCCAATTTGGTCAACACCAGCCGCTAACGTTTCATCATTTAGTGCTGGTACAACTGGACTTACACCATCAACCGCTACAACTGGCGCAGTTACATTGGCTGGTACATTAAACGTAGCTAATGGCGGCACAGGAATAACTGCTTTTGGTACTGGCGTTGCAACTGCTTTAGGCCAAAACGTAACTGGTTCGGGAAGTATTGTTTTATCAACTAGCCCAACTTTAGTTACACCAGCATTGGGTACGCCAGCAAGCGGTGTAGTTACAAACTTAACCGGTACTGCTTCTATTAACATTAATGGTACTGTTGGTGCTACAACTGCCACAACAGGCGCATTTACAACTGTTTCAGCAACCGGTGTAATAACTTCAACTGTTGCTACTGGAACTGCACCATTTACTGTTTCAAGCACAACTGCGGTAGCTAAT